AGATAATCGAGGTGGTGAAGGAGCTTTCTCCGATCTATGCGCTGGCGACGGTCTTCAACGTGGGGGGAGACCTCATATTCCCCATCTATGATGAAGGCACATCGTCCATTGGCGCGGCTTTTGTTGACGATATGCAGGAGCTCACAGAAGGCACGGGCAAATTTACAACGGTAAGGCTTGAAAACTTTATAGTTGGCTGCCTTGCCAAGATTTCAAAATCCCTGATGAACCGCAACGACTTCGACCTGATGAGTTTCGTTGTCAGGAAGGTGGGTCAAGCCATCGCAGAATTCCTTGAACTGCACCTTATCCAAGGTGCGCCGGGTAAGAACGAAGGCATCCTAGCGGCTCCCCAGGTTCTGGTTGCGCCGTCTGCCACCGCATTGACGGCGGACGACCTCATTGACCTCCAGATGTCGGTGGTGATGCACTACCAGCCCAACGCCTGCTGGGTGATGCACAAGAATACGCTTAAGGCGATCAGGAAGCTAAAAGATTCTACAGGTGAGTACCTGCTTAACAAGGACATAACCACTCCATTTGGGTGGAGCATCCTTGGAAAACCGGTCTACATCACCGAGAGTATGCCCCAGATAGACGCAGAGGAGCGGGTCATCGTCTATGGCGACATGTCGGGATTGTACGTGAAGCTGGCACAGGACATCGAGCTGCAGCTTCTCCTTGAGAAATACTCCACCCAGCACGCAGTTGGAGTGGTGGGCTACGTTGAGTTCGATAGCAGGGTGGTAGAGACCCAGAAGATGACAGTCCTCGAAATGGCGCCATAAGGGGGAGCGGGATGAAGATTAGAGCTACCAAGAGCTTCACCGGGAAGGTGACGATGATGCAGGACGAGGTTCGGAACGTGAGGGAAGAGATAGCCATCGACCTCGTAAGCTCCGGCTACGCCGTGGAAATCGGGAACGACGCAGCTGTGCAGCCGGAAGGCGGCGACGCGGACGATTCCGGAAATGAAGCCACAACCAAAACAGGGAAGAAAGCGAAGTAAGGGGGGTCCCGCCGTGAAGATCAGCAGGGTTAAAAACGATACGATAGCTGCCCACTGCCATGCGCCCGTGGACGACCCCATGTTAAAGGTCTACTGGGATGCTGCTGTGCAGCACGTGCTGGGCTACACGGGTCTGACCATAAAGGAGGCGGACAAGCACGAAGACCTGACGGTCGCCGCGCTTGTCCTTGTATCCGACATGTATTACAACCGCAGCTACCATGTTGCCAGCGAAAAGGTGAATAATATTGTTGACTCTTTCATGAGTTCCCATGACTATAACCTACTGCCAGGGGAGGGTTCAAATGAACGCCGGTGATTTCGGGGACAGGCTGGAAATCCTGGAACTGGAGGAAACGGCTCCAGGGACGTGGGAGTGGGTCTGGCAGCAGACGGTCTGGGCAAAGGCGGAACAGCAGGCTTTCAGGAGCCTTATATCCAACAACTCGATTACGCAACGCACGACCAGATTCACGGTTCATGCGAACCTGTCACTCACCATGCACAACGCACTTACCTTCGCAACGGGCGGAGGGGGGCATTTCCACATCAGCGACATAAACAGGGACAAACCCGGTTTCCACGTTTTGACGGCCGCATTTGTAGAGCCGCAAAGGTGCGAATGCAGGCGTACGGAAACGGGGCTGGGCGCTCTGAACCGTCCTGACGTTGTGGAGCTGGACAGCCTGGTTTTCCCGGGGATCCTTGCTGAGAAGTACCTCAGACAGAACCAGGGCGAACCCATGTCACAGTCGGAGTACAGGTTCATCCTTATAGCCCCGAAATGTATCTCCCTCGACATCGGGGAACTGGTGGACGTGGGCGGCAGGGTCTGCCAGGTGTCGGTTGCCCACCTGCTTGACCCCTACAAGTCCGAATACGAGGTTGTGGAGAGGAGCGACAACTGATGAGCGTGGAATACAAAGGGCTCGAAGAGCTTGACAGGCGGTTCGCTTCGGCGATGAAGGAGCGGCCCGAGCTTCGGCGGCAGATGCACACGGAGGTTTCAAAGGAACTGCAGTATGAGGTTCTGGACCAGATAGACAGGGTAGGCATCGGGCAGAGCAGGGGAAGAGCCGGAAATGCTAACAGACCATCTGGAGGTCTTCGCGACTGGCAGGGCCGCTATGTCGGCACCGGAGGCGGATATGCCGCTGTGAGGCCCATAGGAAAAGCCGACGGCGGCGGCACCGGCAGGAACAGCGCGGGAGCTATCACAAACTACCTCGAGCGGGGGCACAAAGTTCGTAGACCCACGGGCAAAGCCAAGCGCCAAAGGAAAAGCCGTGGAAAGGTTGGCTATGCCAGGGGCTATTACTTCTATACGGCAGCCAGGTCGAGGTCGCAGCAGGTGGCGATTGCAGCAGCTAACGCCTACGCCCAGAGGATGCTGGAAAGGATCGGTGACTAGGTGTTAGAAATAACAGAGGTTACGGAGGCGATAAACGGGCTAATCGCCGAGGCATACCCCAACGACACTGTCTACGTGAATCTGATCGCCAAGGACTTTGCCAGACCTTCCACGCTCATAGAGCTTCTTGACGTTGAAAGGACCGACGCAAGCCGCAACACGATTGCCGTGAAAGCGGAATACGCCATTACTTGCTTCTGTGAGGTCGACGGACACTACAGCTCCGACACCCAGGCGATCACCGAAAGGCAAGCGAAAGTGATGGGACTCTTAGCAAGGGGCTACATCAGGGTTTCAGACAGGAGCCTCAGGGTCGCGGCGGCGTCGGGGGGCACGGAGATGACTGAGGGATATGTCAGCCTGAACATAGAATACTTTGACGATAGGCCCGACGAACGGGACACCTACCCCGTCGCCGAGTCTGTGGAAGCGAAAATTACTGACGGAGGATAGAATATATGGGACTTCCAAACATAGAGATAACCTTCCGCGCCCTGGCGAACACAGCCATACAGCGGCTAGCCAGGGGGACGGTGGGGATCATAATCAAGGACGAAATGGAAAACGGCGCCTGCGAGCTCCAGAGGGCATCCCAGGTCGCCGAGCTTTTGCCTCAGCTGGGGACGGAGAACCAGGACTACATCAGGCGGGCGTTTCTGGGCTACGCCAACCCGCCTAAAAAGGTTGTGGCGTACGTGCTGCCCGAGGTCGCAGCCGACTACTCCGAGGCTTTCGGTTATCTCGACACCCAGAGGATAGACTACCTCGTGGGCCCGCCCGACATCGGGACTGCGGGTTGCGACGAGATAAAGCTCTGGGTCAAGGAGACAAGGGAAGCGGGCGGGACACCTAAAGCCGTGCTCCCCGACACCGCTGCCGAGGATTATGCCATTATCAACTTCACCACTGATGGCATCGTCGTGGACAAGAGGGTCTACACAGCCTCAGAATACTGCTCGAGGATAGCGGGGCTGATAGCGGGCACACCGCTGACCATAGGCTCCTGCACCTACGCACCGCTGCCCGAGGTGGAGCGGGTATCGGGGATGAACAAAACGGAAATGGACGCCGCGGTGGATGCAGGGCAGTTCATACTGTTCAGCGATGGCGTGAGCGTCAAAGTCGGCAGAGGGGGCAACAGCTTCACCAACCTTGCCAAGTTGCCTGGATTCAATGACAGTTTCAGGAAAATCAAGATAGTCGAAGTCATGGACATGATATACGACGACATAAAGAAGACTGCCCAGGACACATATATCGGCAAATACGCCAACAGCTACGACAACAAGTGCCTTCTGCTCACGGCGATCGGCAACTATTTTTCCCTGCTTGAGCGGGAGGGTATCCTGGCGTCAGGAAAAAGCACCGTCGAGCTGGACATAGAGGCACAGGAGGCGTACCTGATGGGGCAGGGCGTTGACGTGTCCAGTATGAGCGCCCAGGGCATCAAGGAAGCGAACACGGGGGCAATGGTGTTCCTGATGGCGGCGGTATCGATACTCGACGCCATCGAGGACATTAGCCTGCGGATAAACGTATAGGAGGGGAAAAGCATGGACAGTGCAAAAAGAGTGGCGAGCGGGACCTGGGGAGAGGTGTGGCTTGACGGCGAATACGTCGCCGAGTGCTTCGGGCTCCAGGCGAAGATGAGCTTCAACAAAGAGGATGTTGCCATGTGCAGAAGGATGGCTACGGATTCCAAGGTGGTTTCCATGAAGGGGACGGGCAGCCTGAAGCTGCACAAGGCTACAAGCAGGATGGCAAGGACCATCGGGGGGAAAATCAGCGACGGCATTGACGTGAGGTTCACCATCATGTCCAAGCTGGACGACCCCGACACCTACGGTGCGGAGCGGGTGAGCATATCCAACGTGTCATTGGACGACCTGACCCTTGCGGACTGGGAGGCGGCGAAGATTGGAACGGTGGAGGCACCCTTCACCTTCACCGACTACAAGTATCTCGACCTGATAGGTGCATAGCCGTGGACGTTATAGACCTGCTGCTGAAAGCGCAGCCGGCGAACCTGCCGGAAAAGGACTACAAGATAAAGCGCCTTAGCAAAGAGCTGGGCGGCGACGTGGTTTTCAAGCTGCGGGCGCTGCCCTTTTCCAGGGTGGCGGAAATCAGGTCCGTGAGCGAA